CAATATGACCGGTATCCATCACGATTTGATTCAGTCCCATAGTGAGATTGCCGGTCATGGTATCGCCAGCTTTCTTAACATAGTCACCTTCCACGGTGGTAATGTCCTGTTTAATATTAGTGATCTCAGTGTTAATGTTATTGATACTCGTCTCATTCGTAGTCACACGATTAGTAAGCGAAGCGATATCAGATGTATTTTTCGTAATATTCTTCTCTGCAGTACCCATTCTTGTCGTAAGATCCGCAATCTGATTATTTACGTCAGTGAGTTCAGCATTAATACCAGTTACTTTACTATCCAATGTTATCTTATTTACAGCATCAAAATCATTCTGAGGATTTCCCACATTTGAAATTCTCAATGGAGAAGGCTCAAACGATAAAGGAGCGTAAAGTTTCAATCCATCTTGAAGGTTAGCAAATTTAAGGGCAACATTGCTACCAATACTCATGTTTAACATATCATTGAGATAAAGATTTCCGTATAAATGGGTATCCCTATGATCGTCGGGTTTACCAACCTGTAAACGACCCGTGTTAAGATCTCCTGATATGTCAGCGGATCCATCAACAGAAAGACCTCCATAAGAGATGGTAAGCTTACCAGACATGGTATCGCCTGCTTTTTTCACAAAGGTTTTCTTTGCTTCATCCAGCGTATCTGCAGCGTCTTTTGCGGAGTTTGCCGCATCGGTAGCAGACTGAGCCGCCTGAGAAGCAGAGTTCGCTGAAGCATCCGCACTGTTCTGGGAAGCAGTGGCAGACTGAGCCGCCTGTGAAGCAGAGTTCGCTGAAGCATCTGCACTATTTTTCGAAGCTTCAGCGCTTTGCGCACTTTCCGATGCGCTACCGGCGGATGCGGCCGCGGACGTTGCGGATTCCTGTGCGGAGTTTGCCGCGGCTTGAGCCTGTGCTTTTGCGTTTTCTGCTTCTGTGTGGGCACGATCCGCTTCCGAGGATGCTCTCTCTGCCTGATTCTGAGCTTCTACAGCAGAAGCGGCGGCGGCGTCGGCTTCACTTTTTGCTCGATCTGCCTGATTTCTGGCATCTTCCGCTGCCTGCTGGGAAGCTTCTGCGGACGCTTGCGATTTATTCGCTTCCTGTTCTGCCCGATCTGCTTGCGCTTTCGCTTCTTCCATCCATTTGTTGGTCTGTTCAAGAACTTCTTGAAATGCCTTATCAATGATTTCATAGTTTTCATTCATGTCATTGACCACTTCATTGAAGTGCAGATTCGTCTTGTTCATAATCTCGTAGAACGAGAGAGAATCATCATAGATGGTCGGAATAGCTAACTGTGTGTGATAGTGGATATAGCGAAGTGGGTTTAAATATCTCATAGTTACCTCCTAATAATATATGCCGAGGAAGCAATCTTCCAGCTCCTCAATAATCATCACATCAATATTTAAAAGGGTTTCTCTCCACTTTAAAATAAGATCGTTCGGGTTTACACCGTCCCAACCGGTGATTTCACGAATATAATCAGTATTCGTTTTACCATTGACGGTATGAGCATAGTCCGTATCACGGCTATTTTCATCGGTAAAATGACGATCATAAGTAGAATCAACTTTTGTGTTTGAAGTATCGTTATAGGTTTGATCCGTTGTATTCTCTGAGGTACCGTCATTCGTTGTGTTCTCATTTCCCGAGGTGGAACGAAAATCTGTTGAGGTGGCATATAGATTATTTTCCAGATCGTTCCATGTTAACTGATTCATCGGGGTGTTGGATGCCACATCTTTTACCGTTTCGGAATAAGTTCTGGTACCTTCGTCATGTGTTTTTCCCGTCTGTTTGATATTGGTCTTAGCATCGTCGGTAAAATCAGTTAACGTATTTGCTGTATCAGAAGTTGTCGCAGTGTCATGATAGTCGCTTGATTCGTTTGATGTCTTGTCTTCGGTACGATTTTCATTTCCGAGATATTTTTCAATGTAGTTTCTTGTCCAAAGTTTTTCATATTTTACTTGTGTTGTTTCCCACAGTTGAATATAGTACGGCATGATCTCGCCGAGGGTTTGCTGTAAACGTAGTTTCCAAAATTCAACAGTTTCTTCACCAATTTCCCGGAAGTAATAATGTCGTAAAATCTTTTGACAGAGGGTAGGACGATAGGATTCTTCCCAGATGGGAAAATCATAGAAGATCTTTTCCCATATGGCGGGGATGATTGTATTTACATCCGTGACCCAATTATTTGGGGGTTTGGTATTGTCGTTGATTACTTGGTTATACAAATATTCGCAATACCAGCGCACCATAGTTGTTGTGCTACTCACTACTGCTCACCCCCTTGGACTGACGCGCAGTTCTTTGCGTAGAGAAGGTATCGTCTTCTGTGTTATCCTGATCAGTATTATAGGTATAACCTTGCGTATTTTCTCCCAGAATATCTGCGTAAAGATTGGAACGAAAGTCTACCGATACATTCGTACCAAAAAGTTCATTGAAATGTTCTACTGCTTGCCGACGAGAAACAAGACCTACATTCTGAGCCATTTCGGAATAACCTAACCCAGCGGTTACTTCATTTGATACGAGACGCTCGGTCTTTTCCGATGCTGGGGTAACGATACCAAAGGCAGATAACATTTCTTTCCACGTATTAATCTTTTGAATCTGTAACTTATCCGCAATATACGGGATATTTTGATTCAAAATTTCAATGTTATCAATCGGTGTTCCTTCCGAAGTCATAATAAACGGTTGATAGCCAAAGAACTTCTGCATTAGGTTCTTATAGGTCAGTTTCTTTTTCTCTGGTGTTTTGACAATCAGTGCGAACTTCTGCAATTCAACGTTAGACAGAATATTCATTTCAATGCTGGTCAATTTCTGCGCAAAGAGATAAGCCGTCGGTTCATCAGGTAACCAGCTCAAGTTATTAAAACACAGAGCACAGTTTTTCATATCTAATTCTTTGTAGGTATAATTTACATTGGTACTATATGCGGTAACCTTTTTCGGCAGATTGTAAAAGTCCATCTCGCCGGTTGTGGTACACTGCAGTGAGAGATATTTTTCCAGAATTTCATCGTAAAAGAAGACACATTTTCCGTTGTAAAATAGCAACCATTCGATATATCTTTCATTCATATCTTCTGGAAGATCTCTCCACTCATAGCGAGATAATGCAATATTTCGAATACGATTGTAATAATCGTGAAATATCGCGTTTTTCATCCTTAGAATTGTTTTGTCCGACCATTCTAATGGTAAACCCCTGTTTCTCAATGTCCTAACACTCCTTCATTATTATTTAGATCATAATTTCCAACATCTGTGGTATGCCAGAACGTGATCCCGTTGGTTAAAATCTGCTTGATCATTCGCATATCTCCTACAGGCATGTTTCCGGTCACCGATGGTTGATCTAACTTCAGGTAGTTCCAGTATTTTCTTGTATGTAAATTAGGTACCCCGGTACTATTGACGCGATATCCAAACTTCGTAAAGTAATCATCAATTTTTACAACATAGCCCCAGTGGAGACGCTTATGAATAATCCAAAAATCCATTGTTTCCATGTTGTAATTCACGCCACCGACATTATTTGCACCTTTGCTTTGGTCTGGTTGGCTTTTGACTACGGATAATCCGCCGAAAGTAGAAAGGCCGGCCTGTAAGGCTCCCATACCAGCCTGTGCAATAGACATTCCCGCGCTTGCAGCTAAGGAACCCTTGGAACCTCCCGAAGAGTTCATCACACCGCTTGCTGCTTGGTTTGCCGAACCTAATGCCGAAGCTAACATACTCAAGGTAATATTGGTATCTTGCTGTGCATAGTAGTTCTCCCACACCCCAAAGTTCCAGTTACATTTTGGAAAACCAGAAAGTTTGATACCGTAATCGTAGTTATTATTGCACTTCATATAGTACGATGGATACATGAAATAGGTAGGGTCTGCACCGAAAGCAAATTTAAATTTAAACTTCATCTTCGTTGCTCCCGGAGTAGGATCGCTTTCTATGATATCCTCATATTTATAATCGTAACTTTGACCGTCGAGAGTCGTAATGGTGAAGAAGTGATATGGCCAGCAGAACAGCTTATTATTTTTCGGAATGTAATCATCATCAAGAGTCGAATAATTGATTAGATATTCCTTTTCTCCTACGTTACCATTCGGATCTTCAATATTAATATTTAATTTTCCATTTCCACCGGAACTATAAGTCAAGCCAGCAGATGGAACCATTGAAATACTGTTAATTGCGCCAGCTTTTCCTCCCTCATTCATTCGTTTTAGCCATGCGTTACAGTATCCAACTCCAAGGTCATTCGCATTAAATCCAATATATTTTAAACCTTGATAAGTATTTTGAATTAAACCTCCTTCTAAAACCTCATCCTCTTCGTCCACATCTTCAGAAGTTGCGACAAGAATAATGGAGTCATATATGATACGGTCATCAAATTCGCCATCAGTATCTAACGGGCGTGTTGATCCTTCAAATAGCCTTGAATTTTCAACATAGTAATATTCATACCGTTGCATGAAGTTCAGATCTTCTTCCACCACATTTCGTGAGATAGTATCATCCGCAACGTGCATCCGCTCGATAAAGGATTTTTTAATTTCAAAATCGAAAAGCCATGTTTGCATGACATCAATTTCAAACGTAATTGCCGTGCAATTTTCGTTGATATACAAAATATCGGAAATAAAGGCATAAAGCCACTTATTACCAAACCCTCCATTCTGAAAACATAGATAGTTACAATCATAGAAATAATCTGCTACGTCTTCCAGAAAGATTGCCCACGTAGAACTATTCGATGCCAGCCGCTGATACGTTAAACCGCTATAGGTCTTTTTCGTTTTCGATGCAAAATAGCTTTCCTGCGCTGATTTTGACGTAAACAGAATGGTATCCGTATAGGTGTTATCTAACGGGATTGATTGACACACGCGAACTGTTGTCGATGGGCCAATTAAAGGACGAATCATTTTTTACCTCCAATTCAGCGATAGCCTACCAAAGAATGGCAGGCTATCATATAGTAAAAGGAAAGGAGTAGAGTTAAGCATTTTCCCTCGTCGAAATGGTAGCCGTCTGGCTAACTGGAAAATACTTCGATTTTGCAATAATGTTAAACGTGTTTGGAATCTTTTCATTTGCAGAAACATGTACTCGAACCTGAGTATTATTTACAACCGTCATGGTTGTTTCGGTAGATTCATTTCCGGTCATTTCCCACTCAAGGGTATCATCTACCGTGCCCGTGGACTTGATCGCCGCATTGATGGTCACATCTTTTGGCAACTGAGATCTCTGAATGATACTGTTAGATGGATTCAGTGTAATTCCTGTAATCTCATTATCTGGAACAGTAAACAGAATCGCATTTGCAAAACGAGAAACAGAAAATACTGTCCACTTATGAAGGAAGTAGTTCCAATACAGCCCTTCCGGATTGCGAACATCTTCAAACTGGAGAAGCACATCGTAAATCTGGAAAAAGCTTTCGTCACACAGAAGCAGTTTTGCCCCGGTAAGCTCACCGAAGTTATCAATTAAGATTCTTCTTCCCATGAACTCTGCTTTATCCATGTTAAATGCGGAAGCCAGTACTTCCACATCCATCATTGCATCAAATTCTGCGTCGATGAAGATAATCTGTGAACTGCGGTCCGTATAGGTCGGAACTCCCATAGCGTTGTACTGCGTGGACATAAAGGTCAGCTTATTGCTGTAACCCTTTACCGTAGAAATGATCGACTTCATATTATCCGCAGTAACTGTCGGAATTTCTACCTCATAGAATAAGCCTTTCTTTGCATATTCTACAATCAACTGCTTCATCGTAATAAACTCGTCATATTCCATACCGGAGTACAGGCTGGAAATAATATCACTTACCAGATTGTAAACGCCATCTTCCGACAGGAACGCTCTTTCCAGATCTCTTCTCTGAATTGTCGTTTTGAAGAAATTCTGATAGTCCAGCTTATGGAAAATAGATTTTACATCCGGAATTTCCCGCTTCATGAACTCCGTTTCCGCTGTCTGAGGATCGTAGATTTTCGCTTTCGCCAGAGAAGTATACACTTCCTCGATGGTTTCTCCATAATCAAGCATACCTTTTTTCAGCATGGCAAACGGATTCTTGTAAAGTCTTGAAGTAAGAATGACTTTACCGATACGATTTACCAAAGCATCAAGAAACTCATTTGCCAGCCCCGGAAAATTGAGAACCGCAGACCCGTAAGTCTTAATATCTTCCTGCGTTGCTACAGGAACTCTTTCCTGAAAGGAAAGGGATGCGTCATTACGAATCGCATTTAAAATATCTACACCGTTTTTTGCTAATTTCACATTTTTTGGTTTTGTTGCCATTTTTCACACCTCTTAATCTTCTTCCGTCACAAAGACATCATCATAAGTAAGTTCTTCTGCACTATGCGCAGTTTCTCCTTCATCTAATACGGCCGTATCAGAGTCCACCGTAGAATCTCCGTTCATAAAACGTTCTACATACCGTCTTTTTAAATCATTATAAGAATTTAAAGCATCATCTTTTTCTGCATGAGCGGCGGCTAACGCTTCATCCAAAGTAACAATTTTACCTTCTAATTCTTTGTTGTAATCAGCAATTGTTTTTACCGCAGTCAATCCTTCATCCGAATCCGCGAAGCCCTGACTTACAATGTCTAACGCTTCATATACCGTCATTTGGTTTCACCTCCTAAATTTTTCGCAAGCTGATAAATGTTATTTGCGTTCGTAAGAGCCATGCGATAGCAAATAACAATCACACGGAGCATATCTTCTGTCAAATTCAAACCTTCTCCTGTACCTTTAATTATATCAGATTTGATCAAATCTTCAATAATTTCTTTTGCGTAATCAGGAATTTCTTCTAATTTCTGGTATCTTTTTTCTGCCATTTCTGTTTCCTCCTTAATTTCTTCGGCTTTATATTTTTCATAATTTGTTCGAACAAATTCCGTATTCCCACGGAATAACTTTACGGTTGTTCGGGTATCTGCATGAGTAAACGTCGTATAAGTTCCAACCGTATATTTACTATGATCATAGACATAGGTCTGCACTGCGGCTGGGGGAACTCCGGTTACCTGTATATCTGCGGCTTTTCCAAGCGTATGCTGAGAATTTGATACACCCCCAACTGCCGCATTATGCGACTTCGTGCGATATCCCGAAGTAATGACCACAGGTTTTCCAAAATATTCTCGGATTTGATCCAGCAGATCGACTAAATTATCATCGATTAAAACGGTAGGATATCCATCTTTTGACTGAAATTCTCTTACTTTAAAATACTTTCCTACTTGATAGTCCAAATTCGTAAAAGTACTAACCATCCGAACCTCCTGTTAAATGTACATTCGACGCTGTAATATTTTGAATATGTGTAATATGCGCCCAATAGCCAGCTTTAAAATACTGCTGATAATTTCCAAGGATATCATCACAACGGTAAAATTCGCTGTCGTTAAAATACCACCACCCGTTACAATAAGACGGAAAATAGGTGCCGGTATACGTTTTCCCATTGGGGCGCTTAAAGACTACCGTAAATCTGCGGATCGTAACATCAATCGCTCCGGACTCTCCGCCGCTCCCTTCTCCTCCACCGCCGGGGTCAGCCCCATTCTGAAATTCACGCCAGTAACCTTTCGAAGCTCCCGTACTGCTCACGGTATTCGACCCATTATTTTTCCAGATAACACGGGAGCTTCGCGTATCCACATGGGTAAAAGTACCGTAAACACCGATTCCCCCGGTCGAAAAGGTTTCTTCCACGTAGTTTGCTACAGCTAAGGGCGGTACACCCCGAATCTGAATATCAGCGGCTGTCCCCTTGGTATGCTGACTGGATCTCACACCGCCTACTGCGGCATTATACGATGGGGTACGGTACCCGGACGTTATTGTGATCCCCGACCCGAAAACTCCGCGAATCCGCTCCAATCGTTCGACAAGAGCATCGTCGATCAACACGGTATCCGATCCATCATTACACGCAAACTCGCGAACCTTAAAATGTTCCGATACATTGGTGTTTGCGTCGGTTCTCATGCTATACGTCTGTACCGCCATTGTTTACCGCCTTTTTAATTTCTTCCACCATCAGCTTAATCTGTGTTAACATTTCATTCATGTGCTCATCTGACTTTGTCATCTGATAATAAAAAAGTAGACACATCACGATCGGAAATCCTACCGTTGAAATATAAGACATAATCTGTTCCATTCGACCCTCCTTTAACGGATCATATTTAAAATCTCCAAACCAATCCGCTTGACGCGCTGGTTTTCAAAATATAGAAATCCCTGCTCATATCCCTGAATCATCAGATTCAGCCACGCAATTTTTCTTCCTCGATTTGCAAAATAGGTATTTTCGGTATGGTCTTCTCTGGTTAATGCATAGGTTACACGTGACTTGTCGAAAGTAGAATCCATATACAGGTAACCATTTCTGCGATCAAACCAAAGCCCATACTCATTATCCAGATACACAAGATTGCATACGCTCTTGACATCTCCGGTTTTCTTTTTAATAAAGTCCTTAGTATCTTCAACATATTCGTTATCTATTGCATATTGCCCGAACTTAGATCCCTCGATCAACTGCCCAAACCGAGTTGATTTTTTCTTATCCCGATAATCTTGAGATAAAGTGTGCTCCAAGTAAATTAATCCATTATCCGTTAGTTTCCAACGTTTTTTCCCGTAGGGCTGGGATAAGTTAAAATAATCATAATAAACATTGGAAACATTAATACTATTGGATAGAAAATATACCGGAACATCATTCATTCGAGATATCGTTTCGTAAAGGTCTAAAAATAACCGAATCTCATTTTTTAAGTATTTCTTGCTCTGAAATTCATCAAAACATATGGAAGTAACTCCAGCGTAAGATACGGACTTATCTTTCCCTCCGGTATTTAAATCCACTCCATAGCCCATAAGTTTCCATCCACCTTTTTCTACTTCACGTCCACGCTCATAGAAAAAAGTTCCGCTTTTCCCCGTCGTTACTTTGAATTCTTTCTCCGGATATAAATGCTCTATATCTTTAAAAAAAGACTTTGCCGCCTTTACTAATTCCGTTTCAAATCTTCGTAAATAAACAAAATTTTCATCTTTTTCAAAATAATTTTTACAAGCAATCTGCGTTTTAAAACCGTAAGTCTTTCCGTTTCCTCGCTCTCCGGTAATAAAATTAAATAACGCTTTCTTTTCTAAACAATTTTCATAACTATAATACATTCTTTCGCCCCTTTTTAAGAATGTACAGGCGCAGAATAACACTATTCCCATAGCCATGGATGTCCGGGCGGGGCTTAATCCGTGGATTCCCTTCATCATTATTTCCGCTAACCTGTACATAATTATTATATCAAAAAATGTGTGTATAGTCTATTTTAAATTAAAAGTAGTTTCAATTAATACAGCCCCGCCTTCCGTTTGGGTGAGCATTAATTTTCCTGTATAAATCTGACCTGTTTTAAAGTTATCATACGTGACTTGTTCATAACATTTTGCTGGCAGACCCGCACAGGTGATTAATAACTCACCGTCTTTTTCTCCAATGTATCGTTTCGCTCTGATATATCTTGCTCTATCAAATTCTTTTTCAATTTTAAAATATCCTAATTTTTCATTGTCTAACGGAATATTGTCTGCTTTTTCTTTTAAGTGCAATGAATCTGTGTCGCAGTAAATAAAGCTATCGTAATTTTTCTGTGCATAAGATATGATATGCTTTCTTGCATATGCAGTCACGAATAACCCAACGGGTAAATAATATTCTGGACGAAATTCTGGTGACATTGTTTGAAATCGTAAAATATTATTTTCTAAGTAAGGAATTTTTTGTGATTTTAACGGATTCGTCGCAAATTTTCCATAAGTTGAATTTTGCATCTGTTTTGAAATAAAACGTAATCCATTATTCCCTTCTCTTCCTGCCTTTTCTTTTACTGCTGCCCATTTTTGGATGAACTCAGTGAAGAGATCTTCTGTCCCACGAAAATAGTAAACCTTATGCACTCTAAAATACGCTACTTCATAATGTTCTAAAAACATTTCATAGTCAACCGAAGTTAAGGTTAAGTTTACAATTTCACTTTTACTATTTTCCAGATACTCCCTTCCGTTAAATAACTGCGAATTTTTAATCTGTATCGTAGGCAATTTACCATCTTTCAACCAAAATTCACAATCAAAATTAATAATAAAAAGACTATATCCGGTTATCTCTTCCAGATCATGGGTGATGATCGGCGCTCCGAATGGAAATATATTTTCTGACATGACATAAGGGTAAAGAGAATTTACATCGTATACGACTACATTCTCAAATTCTTTCCCCTCATATCCCTTTTTTAAATAAGTCCATCCTCCTCGATAGGCATGTCGTAATTCTTTATCAATCGATAATGCTAAATTTTCTTGCTTTGATAAGTTTAAATTCGTAAGATACGGTTCGTCATTTTGCAATATTGGGAAAATTCGTTCAAATTTTTGCTTTCCTATGGTTTCTTTCAAGTCATTCATCGCTGCCGAAGATAAGGTTAGTCGGTTGATGTTATTCTCAAACATTTGATTTAACGAGTCCCTTAAAATAATGACATCATTTTTTAAATACTCAAAATCTTGCTGAGATAACGAGCCTCCAATTTCTCGTTCTTCATCGTAATCAATTTCTAACTTCTCAATTCCCAAGTTAAATGTCTTTGGCATTTTACTAATCGGCATAGGAATCAACTTCAATGAATCAACGAAAGTAACTTTAAAAATTTTCGTTACTCTTTTCTGCGACGTATAGAAAAAATTACATTCAATTCTATACCATTGATTTCGATCTGTAATTAATGTACGAAATTCACATGCTTCTTCTAACATCTCTTGCTTATGTGTCCATCCGTTTTGTAGTAAATAATTTACAATAAAACTTCCGTCAAATTTGAGATTGTGAAAATAGATTTTGCTTCGTTTCTTTAATTTATAACAAAATTCAATAAAAGATTGAATATTTGTTCCACATTCAAAGGGTGACATACAATCTAAATTACTAATTCCCCATGCCCAAACTTCCGTTTTTTCTGGATCCGTTGTTGTTTCAAAATCTGCCGCAAAAATCTCCATCTTAGACATAGGATTTTACTTGCTCAATTCCCCATAATAATTCTTGGATTTTCTGCTCTGCGGAAATCGGCATATAAATAATAAATTCGATTGTAAATACATCTCTATAATCTTCGGTTAACGCTAATTGGTAAAATTCTTCAGGACTAATATCTCCCAGCGCTTCCTCCACTACTCCTCGTATTTCTGGACCTAAATCATCTTCTATTCCGTTTAAATAGTTTTGATAATAAGAATCAACATTTCTTTCTTTTGATAAGTCAATCATTAGATTTCGTTTAAACCTTGACCATTGATTTGTGTCGTTAAAACGGGCTTCATCAAAGGGCACAGGTTCTTGCAAACTTTTTTCTTGTGATGCTGTCCATCCAGATCTTCCTTCTACAAACCTACCATATTTTTCTGCTCTTTTTCTTCTCTTTTCGTTTCTTCTCTGATTTAATCTCGCCGTTTCTGATATGGCATAAGTAGATGTTAAAACGTCTTTTACTCTCACAATTTCAAGATTCTTCGGTGATGGTATTTTCTTCATCTGCTTTACTTCAGAACGTAATGCTTTCATGTTTGGATAGTTCTTCATTAGCTCATCCACCGAACGACGTGGTGGTGCATAGCTCTTGCCGAACTGTTTTTCAATCCTTGTAACCGCAGCGTTATAACTTCTTACCGCAGAAGCGGCGAATTGACGCCGCTTACGGTAAGCCTGTGTTAGTTTCGGCTTCTTTGCCATATTTTAACTCCTATACTAAATTAAATGTGGCATACTTTTTCATTCCTGTTCCTTCCTGACGAATTTCAATAGTAATCGGTTTGTTCAAAATGACTTCCTCGCCAAAGATCAACTGATAATTTCTTACAGCGCCCGCAAACCCTCTGGATAACGCAGAATAAGATTTACCTGCTGTATCAATGATAATTGTTCTTGGCAATACTTCAATTTCCCCTGTCTGCTGTGATTTCATTTCTACTGGATAAACTAACCAAGCCTGCACTTCAATCTGCTGACCGTAACAGTCTGAAACTTTGTAATCAGGATTGTTCAAAGCATTGAAAACATTCATTTTCAATTCTTCAGGTAATGTCTGCACTGTTTTCTGT